CAGTACAGGTATAAATATAAAAAATATACATATGATTATGTTTGCATCTGGTGGTAAAAGTTTTATACGTACTATACAATCAATTGGTAGAGGTTTAAGATTACATGAAAGTAAAAATAAACTTACTATAATAGATATATGTGATAAACTAAGATACGGTATACGTCATAACGATAAGCGTAAAGAAATATATAACTCTGAGAAAATTAACTATTCAATTACCGAGATAGTTGAAAAATAGATATTAGTCTTTATAATTAGTTATGGCAAATACAAAAAAAGTGACCGGTAAACGTAGAGGACCTAAACCAAAAAAGACAGAGTACTATGTTGATCCGAGAGAGCTAAAACAAGAATTAATAAATTATTATGATAGTGAAGAATGTTCTCGTGAATTAGGGGATATGATACATAAAATTGCACATGGTTTAAGTTTTTCATCTAATTTTATCAACTACACCTATAAAGATGAAATGGTTGGTGATGCGTTAGTTAAAATGTATACTGCTGTTACCAATAAAAAGTTTAATGTAGATTCAGAATACAATCCTTTTTCGTATTTTACTACTATTGCATTCCATGCTTTTATTAATAGAATTAAAAAAGAAAAAAAGCATGCTGAAACCTTAAGCCAATATAAAGAGAAAGTATATGAAGCAGAAATGGCTGATTCTACTGATGGTATGGTTTATGTTAAACCATTAAGTGATGGTTCAGAAGATGTAGATGCATGAGTAATAAAATTGCTATATTTTCTGATTTACATTTAGGTGTTCATCAAAATGCAGACTTCTGGCTCGGCGTAAGTATGAAGTGGGCTGATTGGTATATAAAAGAGTTAAAAACCCATAATATAACAGAAATAGTTTTTTGTGGTGATTTTTATCATGCGAGAGATGAGATAAGTGTTAAAACTTTAAATTTTTCTAATG